GTGTAGAAGGTGATATACCCAATAATGAAGTTATTAGAGTACCATTCCCATTTAAAGATAGTTTACAACAATATATAAGAGAGGTACAAAGATATGAAACTTTGTATGGTAGTAATAGTTAATAATTGATATGCCGAATAAAGACCCAAAAGTAGAAGAAAAAGCTGGTTTATTTTTAATTGATCCCAACCCACCTGGAAGGGGGACTATACCTACTGAGGATATGTTCATATATGTTAAATTTACTGCAACACCTAGAAGTAGAGGGGTATATAATTTAACATCTACAGATAATAGTTTAGATGAAAGTAATATCGGTGAAATAAATTTTATTGCAACTGAAGTTAAGTATGATGCATCTGGTGCCCCAATAAAAAATTTAATGGGAAAAACAGAATCTTATGCTACCACAAATTATACAGATATAGGTGGTGTTAAAAATACATATAGTAATGGTTCGTTAGAAGGGTTTGGTATTAGAAGTATTAATATAAAATATAGTTCAAGTTTAGTGCCAGAAGTTGATATATCATTTACTGATATTAGAGGAAGCGCGTTATTTGATATAATATCTGAAGATAATAGAAAATCACCATATAGTATTTTTTTTAAAATGCCATATCCAATCTTTACTCTAACAGTAAAGGGGTATTTTGGTAAACCAGTAGATTATTGTTTACATATGGTTAATTGGAACTCCAAATTTGACCCATCTACTGGAAATTTTGATATAGATGCAAAATTTTTAGGCTTTCAGCAAGCATTTTTAGCGGATATAACAATAGGTAATATAATAGGGGTAAACAACACAGAAGAAGGAAGGGCGGCATTAAGTAAGTTAAAATTAAAAAGTAGTAAAACACCTGAAGGGGTACTATTAGATACACCACCATTAGATGAATTTATTAAAAAAATTGGTAGATTACAGGTAGATGTGGATGTTCTAAAAACAACTATTCCTGAATATAATGAAATAGTAAAGATTAACACCCAAAGGGAAAAAATTAAAAGAATACAAAAATTTATTGGTAGGCCGATAAAAAAAGACCCAATAGATCAAACATCAGGTAAAAAATTATCAACAGAAGACTTTGAATCCCAATATGAACTTTTACCAAATGACCCAAGACAAATAAAAACTGATCCACTCCCAAAAGAAATAGATGGTTTGGAACTTGGAGTCGATTATTTATCAATAAGAGATATATTAATATTTAAAGTTTCCACATTTGATGTGGTTAATGACTATATTAGTTTTTTATATAGTGATTTATTATTAAATTATTTAGTGTTTAAAAATGACCCAGCAAATAAAGAAATTTTAACCAATATTATAGATGGTATAGTTGTTAGTAAAGGTGATGGGTATACTTTCGACTCACCTTTTGATTCAATTACTATGGCTGGCGGTAAGATTAGATACTTAGATGGTTTACAATTTAAATTCGCAACTGGAAATCCTTTAAATGTTAATAGTTTAGATACTAGTAAACCAAAAAATATAACAACTATTTCTGATGCGTTAGATCAAATAAGAAATATTTTAGGTAATGAAGGTGGTAAAAATAATAATTTTGATACATCACTTATTAAAGACAAAGATTTTATCGGACCTGGTAAATTTAATTCCCAAGATGTAGTATTTGCACTTAAATTTGATGAAATGAGATCAATAGTTAATTCAATGGTGTTTTATATAAATGTAATTAAGAAAGAAAAACAAAAGGAGGTAAATAAAATAATAAATGAAAAACTTAAAAAATCTTTAGGGTTTAACCCAACTGTGAGAACAGTTTTCGAAATTATATGTAATAATACTCAAGCGTTGTTACAATCAACATATGATATTGCATCAAAAGTTAATACATCATTAAGTAAATCTAGGGGTGTTGAATTAACAAACGCTTATAATATAGAAACAGATATTGATACGGAATATCAAAGTGATTTTAGAAGTTCAACCATATATCCCTTCCCTAAAATATTAGTAGAAGAATCTGGAGAATTAATAGAGAAATATATAGGAAGTGAAGAATTAAAAGAAAAAGGAATAACTGAACAAAGTTTTCCTGAAATAACATATATTAATAATGTAACATCAGGAATTGTAGAAAAAAGTGCGGCATTAGATGCTAATAGGAGAACTACCTTAAATACAGCATTAACAGGTAGTGATACCAATACATGGGTACCTATTAACCCTATAGATTTCGAAGAGAACCCATTTTTTAAATTTAATTCTAATGTGATATTAGATGAGGGAGAGGAAGGAATAAAAGAAGAGATACGTAAGGTAATTTTAACCAGATTTGCTATATCAAAGAATTATAGTAAAATGGTGGATACGGATTTATCCGCATTTGGTGAATTTGATGGGACATTTGCAAATAAATTTATTGATGAGCCGACAATTAGAAAAATGTTAACAGTTTATTTTGATGAAACCAGTGCTACTAAGTTAAAGAGTCAAGCAGAACAAGATGGATTTTTAATAGATAATAAAATAAATGAGGGTACGGATCCAGAAATTGGTGATATTATGGTAGGTGGGTATAGAAATAATGATATTGAATATATTTTTTTAGATGAAAGAGATATGTATAACAAAGGATTAAATCTATTCACAGAAGTAACATCAACAAGTTCATATAAAAGAATCTTTATCCAAGACACAAAACCTACTGATTACACCAGAGGGTTTCAAACAGGACTTCCAATCAACTCGACGTGGAAAAATCATATAAAATTACAAAATATAAGTTACGGTGTATGGGGTGAAGATATAAATTCAAAATTTAAAAAAGAAATAACTACTAATGAATCTACTTTTTCCTTTGATGATATTTCAATAATAGATGGTGGGTTATCACAAGATGAAACCAATAGTGTAGGTGCGTCAACAAAAACTAATTATATTAATATTTTTAGAAGAAGTAATACATCGCAATCATCACAACCCACACAACAACCATTATTATTAACGGATACTGATTTATATGTTGCACAACAAACTAATGCACCGTCAAAAGTTTTATTACTATTAAATACATTACCATTTCAACCATTCGAAGATACAGTTCTAAAAATATTTGATGGTACAGTTGGTGCGAGAGTAATAAGAATTCCTGAACATTATTTATTATGGGTATGTGGAACATTATGGAGAGCAACACAAACAACTGACCCAATAGTATGGAATAACACAGAAATAACCCCCCCAATACCATTAAATCAATATTTGTATGATATTGGTGATCCAAGTCTAAAGTTATATGACTCAGGCACTATTATTAGTGATAAGTTAATTAATTTACCAGATAAAACAAAAGAAACATTAATAGATTATTTTATAAAATATGCAGAAAGCAATTCTGAAAAATTAGAAGATTTGTTTGTGAAATATACTAATGTGGAACAAACAACAGATGAAAAAGATATGTCGGCTAGGAATTTAGTTAAACACCTATCTTATTATTCAGATTTTATTGTTGCTGCCCCTGACATACTTGAATCTAATGGATTAAATAGTGGCTTATCAGTAGAAGGGTTTGATGCTTATTATAATAGGTTTAGAGAAAAATTTCAATCCAGTGAAATTGAGCAAGATAAAAAAACAAAAATAGATGCAGAAAATAATGATAAACAATTAGAAACTATTAAATTAAGTGTATATAATTATTTTAAAAATGTTTATGATAAATGGATTGCAGGAACAGAAAAAGATAAGTTATGTTTTAATGCTTGTACCAATAATACTATCCCACTTATAGATTATTTTAGGTTTATTGATAGAGCATTTAATGATATTGGAGATGATGCAGTAATAAATTTAAATAGTGTTGCTACATTATCAGAAAATTTAAATACTAGTGTTTATTTTTACATTTCAAAAATATTAAGAGATAGTAATTTTTTATTACAAATAATACCTAGTTATATCAATTTTAAAGACCCAGATGAGGTCAGGGATATGTTTAAACCGATTACTAATATTTCCGATAGAAACTCTAGTAGTGGTCCAACTTATTTGTGTGTTTATGTGGGTGGATCGTCAGAAGTATTAGACCTAGATGAAAAAAGTAGATATTCATATAAAAATGATAGTTTTTCTTTATTCGATAACCCTACAGTAGATTTTACAGGTAATAAAACAGATAGTAATAATAAACAATTTAATTTAGTGGCTTTTCGGGTAGCTTATGGTGCAGAAAACCAAACATTTTTTAAGAGTGTCGCATTAAACCAACAAGAACATAGAGAAACTGCAGAATATTTTGCTGCGTTAAGTGATTTGATAGATAAAAAGGGTGGAACTCAGAGAACATATCAAGGAACTGATTTATATAGAATGTTTAGGACTAGATCTTATACGTGTGTTGTGGAATCATTAGGGTGTATGAATATACAACCAATGATGTATTTCCAGCTAGATAATGTTCCATTTTTTCATGGGGCGTATATGATATTAAGCGTTACTCATAATATAACACCAAATCATATGACAACAACATTTACTGGGTTAAGACAAAGTAAAATAATATCAAAACCAGTAGAAGAAGTTACTACTTTTTTAGGTATTGGTTTAGATGAAACTGATGAAATATCGGAACCAAATATAGATAAATTAAGTAATAAAACATATGATCCTTATACTATAGGTATTGACCCTAATGATAATCCAGATGAACAATTTTTTGGAGATAGGCAGGATGTAACTAGTGGGGAGCTCCCAGATATAACAACACAAATACCCCCAAATAATGGAAATAACTAGAGATAAATTAATTAGTATGGGGGTTGACCCCAATACGGAATATGAAAACCAGATAAATTTAGACCTTAATCAATTATCTACATATCTAACTACAGAATTTCAAAGGGAAAAAATAATATCTAAATCACAAGTTACAATGTTATTAGCAAATATGTTAGCAATATCTAATAATTTCCAATTAAAAGAAGAGACTTGGAATGTAAAATCAGATCCAAATACAGTACAAAAAAGTTATTATAAAAAACCCACTAATGATTACGGTAACACCCCAGGTGAAGTAGATGAAGCGTATATGTATAGAGGACGAGGATTCATACCAATTATTGGTAAAAGACAATATTCCATAGCTAACGATATATTACCTATAGATATTCTTTCTGACCCAGATAATGTTACTTGGAATTTGGAATTACTAATAAAGGTGTCTATCATAAAATGGAAATATATTGGGTTACCGATCTCTGAAAGTAATTCAACTGATACTGCGTATAAATTATCTAATGGTGGTAGCTCTAATAATTTTAGTTTGATTGTTAATTTACTAAATAATAGTTCAAGTGAAAAGATGAAACTATCATTTGATGCATTTTATAGAGTTTTAAACACATATGACTTATTAGGTATAAATGTAGAGGGAACTATCCCAGGTGATAATGACCCATTTGCTAAACAATTGAATTTTTAAAAAAAATATATTATATTTGCGATATGAATATTGGAAATATAGTATCATCTTCTAAAATTAATGAAGATAATTTTAAGTTATTTGATGAAATTGAATCGGTGGATAATTCTTTACCTACACTTATTGTTGGTTGGGGTAAAACTAAAGAAATATTTGGAGATAAGATATCCATTTTAAATAAAAAAATCAGTGATAATTTATATTGGACATTTTTACCAACCGAAAGAAGAGTGGATTATGATGATGATATAATAATATTCAAAAGGGTATGTTATGATAATTTTGGTAGTGAATTATCATATGTTTATATAGATCCAATCCATGATAAACCACAAAAAATTAAAAAAATATTAAAAAAAATCTATTCATTAAACGAATCTATTTCATATTTTACTGATAAAAATATGTTGTATATTTTAGGGGAAAATATAATTTTTGGAGTAAATTTAGAAATTACAGAGTTTATTGGTATAAAAACTAATAGTATTATAACAAGAGTAGTTAATCTAAGAAATAGTGTTTTAATCGATAATGAAATATTTAATAAATGTAAGGAATTTATAAAAAAACTAGATAATAAGTATAAACTAGTTCCTTATGTTGTTAAATATGGAAAATACTACTAAAATAATTACATTAGCTTCGTTTGTTTTAAACGATAAAATAGATAGTTTTAAAAAATACCTATATAAAAGATTTAAAGTACCAAACGAAAGGATTTTTATATATGATATAGATGAGGACCCAGAAAAGAAGATTATAACTTTTAGGGTATATGTTAGAGATGGTAAAAGGGTTAATACAAGTTCCTTTTTCCCAACCACAATAATCGTTCATAAAAAGGGTGAATGTTTTTATACAATAAACGCATTAAATAAATTAATTGAAAAAGAAACTGGAAGTGGTCCTGGAAATATTAACTATAAAGATTATCAGGGGATAATTATCAAGGAAAAATTTTAATCATAAAGGCAGGAGAATTATCAATAATGAATATTAATCGTAATTTTTCTTAAGAACATGATATTTATAAATAAACCAATTATTATGGTAGATAAAAACAAAGATAAAAACAAAGATAAAAACAAAAAAGATTTGAAATCTAAATTGGATGCCTTTTTGGAAGAAGAAGAAAAAGAGTGTGTTGGTGAAGAATGTTTAATTAATGATGGTAAAGAAATTGTTGAGAGAGTAAATAAAGTTTATAAAACTACCGATGGTAGACAATTATTAATGTAATTGAAATGAGTAAAAAAAATCTATTAAAAGAAGAATTAAAACGACACATGCAACTTTTGGAATATACATTCTATATGCCTGAAGTGGACGAAGAGGATGATGAGAATTTATTGTTTGATGATGCAGTTAATTTATATGAGCAAGATCCAGTACCTGGTGAAGAAGAACCTGCGGCAGATCCATTTGCAACGCCAGAAGGAGATGATGCCCCACCTGTAGATGCAGGTATAGAGGCACCATTGACAGATGTGCCAGCTGAAGATCCATTTGCAACACCAGAAGCGGGTGGTGAAGTAGAAACAGCACCAGAAGTTGATCCATTTGCTGTAGCAGGTGAAGGTATGGAGGTTGAAGATGAATTTGCAACAGAAGGAGGAGACGAGACAGTGGAGGTAGATGTTACAGATATAGTTGATAAAGCAGAAGAAACAAGAACAGAAATTGAAGGTCTTACCTCTAAAATGGAAGAATTAATGGGTAATTTTTCTGAATTATCAGACCAAGTAAGTGGTATGGATCAAGTTATTGATAAAATTGATGGATTAGAAAAAGAAATTGAAAGGAGAAATCCAACCCCAGTAGAAAAATTAGAAATGAGATCTATGGATTCATTCCCCTATAGTGTTAAATTAACAGATTATTGGGATGATCAAGAAGGTTATGAAATAGGAGAAGAAAATAAGGAAGAAGATTATGTTATAACTAAAAAAGAAGTAGACGATTACAGCGCATCAGATATAAAACAATCATTTGATTACGATGCAGATGATGAAAATTATTAAGTCAGATCCCTCGTTTGACAAATTAACCTATAATGTGTAAATTTATACTATTATAGGTTTTTTTTTATTGACTTTCTAAATAAAAACACTTATAATTGTTTAGTTAGAAAAAAATAATTTATTAATTAAAAAAAAATAAGATGAGTAAAACAACATTAGAATCAATTTTATCACAATACGAAAAAAATAGTGATGGTGGTAAAAAACCAAAAGTATCCAATGAGGATAGATTAAAAAAGTATTTCACAGAAAAACTTAAAAAGGGTGAAAATAACACAACTAAGTCATTTAGAATTCTTCCAGGAAAAGAAGGAAGTTCTCCATTTGATGAAATCTATTTACATGAAAGAGAAGTGAACCATAGATATGAAAAAATTTATTGTAATAAATTAAATGATGG